TACCTTGAGTACATAAAAATTAACGGATACGGCTCTGATTGCACTACTTTGATGTTTAATGACTTTGACGGCTCGCGCTCTCATCGTAACGGCATGCTGTTTTTACTCGGAGCAGATGAGTATGTATTTGATAAGCGTCAGCCTAATTCACATTCAGGTAAGTATGAGCAATTTGAAGAAATGTGCGTACATCTTGAAGTAGAAGCTAGCTCAATATTGAACAGCCTACCTAAGCATAAAGACCTCGGTCGTTTTACGTTTGAGTCATGTCTGTGCCAATTCAAGAATGGATTCTTCAGTCGTCGGTATCCAGGAGTCTATTGCGACATGGGTTGGGACAGGATCAAGTGGTACGATTCACGAGGTTTTGAACGCTTGACTGAACCATTCAAAGAGATCCGCGCCCAATACTTACCAGATTGGTTGCGTGAAGAATGTGAGAAGAAAGTAACGCCACGTGCTGAGAAGGCTGCGATGTTTGCTGAGACTGGCGTGCCGTTCCGCGCTGAACATATATTGGAGCAGAAATGAGCGAAATAGTCATCATTCACTGCGATAAGTGCAATTCCCCTGAAGTCATTCATGAACCAGTCATAACTCCGCCAACTGAAGTTCATAGAACAATGTCTGAGGTAAAGCAGCAGGGTAGATACTCAAATACCAGCCATTCCGTTTATTACTTCACAACTTACCGCATGGTTTGTAAAGAGTGCGGTCACATAGAGAAATATCAACAATGAAATCAAATAAAAAGAACATTAGCCAGCAGTCATTAGAAGAACTGATAATAGCTCTCATGCAATGCAGAGATGAAGACGGGTTACTGCTCAATATCAATCCAGCCAATGCGTTTCAAGATTGGTTAATCGAAATGTACCCCGAGTCTATGCGTCAGCATTGGTTTAATATGCACAATTATGAAGTCCCTTCGAAAGATTGAGCTATAATTTTTGTTCAATAACCAAATAAAGGAAATACATGAACGTAATTCTATCGCTCCGTGGAACTTCAGGCTCAGGTAAGACTACCGTAGCTCGTAAGTTCTTGACGGACTATCCCTGCAAGGCTCTGCCCGACCCAAATAAGCCGAAGAAGCATTGGGGATATGAAGTTGACCTCAGTAGTGAGGGCGTCTCTCAGCCGCTTTACGTCATCGGTAGTTATCAAAACACTTGCGGAGGTACAGATGGTATCAACACTCAAGAAGAAATTGCAGACAGAGCCTTGGCTGCTCATCCTAGGGGTCATGTTCTGCTTGAAGGTTTATTACTCTCAAAAGTGGGTCCAGGAGCAATCACAACACAGATGCTTAAGCCAACAGGTGCGTACGTCGCGGCTATCCTTGATACGCCCCTCGCGACCTGCCTACAGAGAGTGCAAGACCGCAGGGATGCGCGTGGGGAGACAAAACCATTTAATCCAAAAAACACAATCAGCGCGTTTGAATCCACTCTCGCGGCTTGTACCAATTTATACAACGCTGGCGGCGTAAAAGTCGTCACGATTGATCACACAGATGCCTTCAATGAGACCCTAGAAGTTATCAGAAAGGCAGAGAATGGCACTCTTTAATGAATTGGTTGAGTTTGTTAATGAGCGAGAGCAAGTGCGTCTGAATAAGGATTCAGGCTTTCTGCAACCCTACACGCTTGACCCAATACTCGCTAAGTATCGGTTCTGCAATGTGCGTCGCAGGGATGACAGGGTAAGTAAGTGGCTTCTAACTTATTACTATAAGAATGTTCAAGGTGATGTATGGTTCCGCGCCCTGTTAGCTCGTTTGATTAATTGGCCACCGACCCTGCTTTACCTCATGGATAACCTCGTGATTCCCCGCCGCGCTGAGGAGTTTAATCCTTACTTGTTTATTGAGGCGATGAAGCACCTAGAATCCAAAGGTGAAAAGGTATATAGCTCTGCTTATATTGTTTACCCAACAATGGTCAAAGGTAATACAAAGTCAGTAAACCTAGCGGAGTATATTATTGCGCCAATCATCAAGATTGCACCGCAGATTCGCGGAGCTATTGCTTCGGGTTCAATCAAGCATACTACAAACGCTATGGCTCAGTCATTCGGAATTCAAACATTCATTGCGGGTCAAGTGAGTGCAGATTTGACCTACCTGCGCGGTCAACTTGACAACGCTATAGATTTATATTCATGGGCACCAATGGGTCCAGGAAGCCAACGCGGTCTAAACAGGTTACATGAACGCAAGCTGCTCAAAGTTATTAGTGAGAAGCAATTTAATCAAGAATTGATTGAGGCGCGGGAAGTAATCATCAAATCAAATAACAGGTTTAAAGATTTAACGCTGCATGATGTACAAAATGTATTTTGTGAGTTCGATAAGTATCAAAGAGTAAAAACAGGAGAGGGTAAACCTCGTCAGAATTACAAACCAACAGTGGAGTTTTAATAATGGAAATAAAAGCAATAAACGTCAATGAATTATTTACGGATATGCTCTGGCGCTTCAAGACGTCAGGCATCAAAGTGCAAACTCGCAACGGACCAGCAATCCGTATTGATGAGCCAGTACTAACTACAATCATAGAGCCGACTGAGCGTGTATTGTTCTTTGCTGAGCGAGACGCTAACCCAATCTTTCACCTCATGGAATCAATTTGGATGCTCGCAGGACGTGATGATGTGGAGTTCCTAAAGCAATTTAATTCTACCATTGGGCAATTCAGCGATGACGGCGTAAGATTCAACGCGGCGTACGGACACAGGATGCGTAAGCATTTTGGATTTGATCAACTCAAAGAAGTTATCAAACACCTCAAGAATGACAGTAACTCGCGTCAAGCAGTCATTCAACTCTGGGACGCATCTGACTTCAACAAAAGCACAAAGGATAAAGCCTGCAATACGCAGCTAGTATTCGCTATTGTGAACGGCTGCGTTGATTTGACAATCTTCAACAGGAGTAATGATTTCTGGTGGGGATACTGCGGGGCTAACCCAGTTCACTTTAGTATGATTCAAGAGTTCGTTGCAATCGCGCTGGAGCTGCCAGTCGGTCAATACTTTACGGTGAGTAACAATCTGCACTTGTATACTGAACTTTACAACGCGCAGCCGTATGTTGAAAACCCACCGAGCAGTGAAGTATTTGATGCGTATTCAAACGGAATAGTCAAACCTAATATTTTGTATCAAGGTGATTGGGAACTGTTCTTGACTGAGTGCGAGGCGTTCTGCAACGATCCATTCAAGAAAGGCGGATTTGTTAATCCCTTCTTTGAGTTTGTAGCGCAGCCAATGGCTATGGTAGCGTATGAGCGTAAGCACAAGATTAGCGATGGTTCATATTGGGCAGATAAGATTTCAGCCTCTGACTGGAAGTTAGCTACCCAGATTTACATCATGAACAGGGAGAAAAAGAATGTTAGCAAATGATAGACAGGTAGGCGGTAAGCATTATAAAAAAGGCGGCGAGCAACACTGGGACAGAATTTATCGTTTATACGGCAGGGGCTACTTTGTAGGTTGCGCTACTAAATATCTTGAGCGGTATCAAGACAAAAACGGAAAAGAGGATTTGCAAAAGGCAATTCACTTTATTGAGAAGTTAATCGAGTTAGAGTATCCCGAGCCTAAAAAGGCATTAGTGCTTGACGGTGGTCCAACCGAACGCTATGTGAATCAGGACTAATGGGAACTATAGTGTTCGATACCGAGGTCGCGCCCAATATGTTTTTATTGATGGGTAAGATTCTTGAGAGCGGAGAGTATTTCGGAATCTGGGGAGATGAGGAGGATGCTCGTGAGCGTATCAAGTCTCTTTTCAAATCAAAGAACACATTCATTAGCTTCAACGGAGCGCGGTTTGATATGCCCGTCATCAGTTACTTTTTGTCTGGGCATTCTACGTTTGAAACAAAAGGGTTCGGGGATATCATTATTCATCAGAACTTGATGCCGTGGGATGCTGAAAAGCAATTCAGGTTCAAGATCCCTATGATTGACCACATTGATTTGATTGAGGTCGCGCCCAGCTTTGTGAGCCTAAAGACTTACGGCGCACGTATGCACATGCCGCTCATTCAAGACCTGCCGTTTCATCATTCTCAGGAGATTGACGAGTCTGCCCGACCAATGGTTTGGGATTACTGCAAGAACGACTTAGATACTACGGAGACGCTTTATAACAAGCTGCAAGGGCAACTCCAGCTACGCGTAGAGATCAGTAAGGAATACGGCTTTGATGCCCGTTCTAAATCTGATTCGCAGGTAGCTGAGCAGATGTTTATCAAGCGGCTCGGTCTAAAGCGTACTGCAGCAAAGATTCCTGAGAACGTAAGATATATTCCGCCTGACTTTATCAATTTCAAGTCTAATGATTTGCAGATATTGAAGCACAGAATGGCGGCACATACGTATGAGGTGAATCAATATACGGGTCACGTAGTACTGCCTGACTTCTTGAAGGATGACCTAGTAGCAATTAACAAAGGCGTATACCAAATGGGAGTGGGCGGTTTACACTCACAACATGACAGAAAAGTTTGCTATGTCACCGATGATGATTATCAAATTGTTGATTATGATGTCGCTTCTTATTATCCTTCTATTCTTCTCAATTGCAATCTTATACCTGTCAACACAGGTAAATCCTTTATTGACGAGTATCGCAAGGTATTTGAAAGGCGTCTTGAAGGGAAAAGACAAAAGAACATGGTAATTGCAGATTCATTGCGTATTGCATTGAACGGAACATTCGGTAAGACCGCGAGTCGCTACTCTGCGCTTTATTCACCTGACGTAATGATTAATATTACCCTAACAGGACAGCTAACACTTTTAATGCTAATTGAACGCTTAGAGGACAACCACATTGAAGTAATTTCCGCTAATACGGACGGCATCATGCTCAAGCATAGGCGTAACGAGGTCACAAAGGTTCACAACATTGTAAAAGAGTTTAGTGAACTCACAGGTTTTATATTTGAGGATACACCGTATAGAGCTGTTGCACTCAAAGACGTAAATTCATATTTTGCGGTAAAACAAGACAGGTCATTAAAAGTAAAAGGGATATATGCGCCTTTAAGTTTAAATAAAAATCCAACTGCACAAGTAGCTTCAAAAGCATTTGGATTATGGTTGTCTAGAGGCGCTCCAATGATGGAAACTATAAAGAATTCATTATTTTTAGATTTTATTTCTGCTAGAAATGTAACTGGCGGAGGAGAACAAAATGGTAAATATTTAGGAAAAACGGTCAGATGGTACCAAACTAAAGACAAAAATTTTCAACCATTGAGATACAAGGAAAACGGTAATAAAGTTCCAAAAACTGACGGGGCTAGAGCCTGCATGAAAATAGAAGATCCTAATAAACATCCAGAAGATTTGGATTATGAATGGTATCTTTACGAATCAGTTATAATTGCTAACAACTGCGGTTGCGGTGAATGGCTTGACAAAGATTTATTAGAAAAAGCATTGTTGTCAAGGGGTATAAAATCAAAAAAGGCATCAAAATGAATCCGAATTGTTACGTTTACAAATTAGAAGACAAAATAAATGGAAAGTACTATATAGGTTCAAATTATAAGAAAAATTCAAATCCAAGCCATATAGGAACTTCTTATTTTACTTCTAGCAAAATTGTTAGGAATATGTTTAGAGAAAATCCAAATAGATTCACAATAAGTATTCTTTTCATAGGTTATCCTGATGAAGTGATAGAATTTGAAACTTTTACTCTGAAAAAGTTAAATGCTAGAAAAGATGAAAGATCTTACAATTGTCACAATAATGAAGGTGAATTGAACAGTAGAAAAATTGGAAAATTAACTCATGATAGCAAAATAGGAGTTCATGGTAGAAGTAAAGAAAAAATTCTTGAAGATTGTAAAAAAGCAGGTAAAGTGTCATGTGAATTAAGACATATGACTAAAGATTCTGATGGTAAAAGTATTTTTGCAAAGATGATCGGATCTGCTTCCCATTTAGAACGAGATGAACGCGGTAAAAGTATTAGAATGATCAAAGTGGGTAAAGCAACGATGGCAAAACTGCATTCAGAAAAGAATCTTGACGGTAAAAGTTTAATGGTTATGAGAAAATATACTTGTTCAGAATGCGGATATTCTCATATCGCAATGATGATTGGCAAACATCAAAAGAAAACTGGACATTCTGGTAAGGTTTTAAATAATGAGCTATAATTCAAACATAAACGTAATAATAGGAAAGGAAAAAATGCAAGATGAATTAGACCTAGAGCCAGCAGTAGTTTGGGTAGTGGACAACACCCAGCGTAAAACTATCAAGGATGCAGCACGCTTCGGAGAAATTGAACACGTCTTTACTGACGTTCAGTATGATGACCCCGTTGCGCATGCCCGAGATGTTTTAAAAGATTTCCGAGACGGTGATTATTTATGCATGATCGGAGATCCAAAGTTGTCAGCAGTATGCGTCGGAGTATTGGCGCAAAACAATCCTGGGAATGAGATTAGGTTGTTGCAATTTGACAGCCGAACCTTTCAGTATTTCCCAGTGTATTTAAACTTTTAATAAAGGAAATAAACATGAGCTTTATGGATGCCTTGGTAAAAGGCAAGCAGGAACTCCCTCCTCGAATTTGTATTTACGGGAATCATGGTATTGGTAAGAGCACAATCGCGGCTCAATTTCCAGCGCCAATTTTTATTAATACTGAAGACGGATTAGACTCTCTTGACGTAGTTTCGTTCCCGAGGGCTGATAGCGTAAATGATGTAGTGGACGCAATCAAGACTTTGCTCAAAGAAGATCACAAGTTCAAAACACTCGTGATTGACTCTGTGGATTGGCTAGTTGAACCGCTAATTACAAAAGACATTGAGTCTTCATACGATGCAAAAGACCTCGGTT